AGATAACCTTCATTCTTATTAACCGTCATCTTTTTTACTTTCTTTCTTTAGGAACTTTTGAAGTTCTGAAGTAGAACCAACATATAAATGATTATGTTGTGTTTTAACACTTCCGTTTTCATCTTCTAACTTCTTCAATTTGGTTTGAACGTCTAGTAACTTCTCTGCAGTTTCACCTACAGTTTTAATTAACTGACCTGCTACTTCATATGCACGAGGATTCTCTGTCTCTTTACATACATCTAGAATACCATCTATTGCATCTTGTCCTCTTTCTACAAGTCCATAAAGATTTTCTCTAGTGTACTTATAGTCCGTTTGGACATTATCAGCCTTAGGTGGGGATTTGATTACTTGAGTTGTTTCTTTCTTTATTTCTGAAGAAATATCAAGTACATCATTTAATTTTGAATCTATATCTTTTGCCATAATTAACTTGCATCAGTCACTTTATCCTCTGTAAATGTAGAAGGAGCGCCATCATCATAAAATGTTACAGTTTCTGCAACAACAAAGGTGTCGCCTGGGTCTACTGAACCAACAAACTTGAGTGAAGTATTACTACTAATAGTAACTGCATTGGACACTACTATTGATAGTTTGTCTTCTGCAATACTTGAAATAGTTGGATTGGTTGTTAAGTTTGTTCCAAATACTTCATCACCCACACTTATACTATTATTTATTGCAGTTGAAAATGGTATTGTTGTGGAATCAGATACTGCAGTGGATGTCACTTCTGCGAATGCAGGTTCGTAATGTTTAACTTCTTTTATTAGACCTGAATCATCTATTTGACTTGTTGTAAATAACCCACTTGTTGTATTAATATAATCTCTTTCAATAACATTCTTAATGACTTTACCAGTATAAACAGGGCCAAAGTAGTTTAATTGCATTGTAAAACTTAGATTGTATTCTATTACTCGTCTTTCAGTAAAGTCCCCTTCATATGTATCTGCAAGTTCAACACTATTCAATACAATTGGTACATCTCTATAGTCGGTCATAGAATCAATCATCTTCATTGTGACTGTATATTCGGGTTGGAAATAAGGTATTATCTGTTCCACTATCTGTAAAGCGTCACTCATATTCTTCGCTAGAATACTTAAAGTGAACGATAGGTTGTAAGGTGCAGGTTGGTATTGATATGCTCTGTTAGACGTGTCAGCGCTCTCTAGCGTCATTTTCTGATGTCTTATAAGTTTGTTCTGTTGTCTTGCTGGGTCATACTCATAACCACTAAGTTCAAATGCTATACGAGGTAAACTAATTGCAGTTCTGTTATTGTCATTTAGATTTGGTTCTTCTGCAAGTCTTTGTAGGAATTTCTGTTTAGGGCCATATGAGATTGGGACTTTCTGTTCTGTTATTACAGTACCATCTTCCTTTATCTTCTTTACTGTTAAATTATTAAAAAGAGTTCCAAATATAGATACTGCTCGTTTTGTTGTCTCATTATAAAAGAATGTCCCAAACATTATGTGACCTCACCGAATGGATTTGTTTCAGAGAAGTCTAAGTATTCGTCTGCTTTTGTTTCAAAGTCTGTATTTTGTGCAGAACCATCATTACTAAATGTCAATACATCTTCTATAGATTGAATAGTGTATTCTGCAGCTGAACTTGCACCAATTAAAACATCATTATCTGCAAGTGTTATTGTATTATCTTTTACGGATAATAAATGATTTTGTGGAGACCATGAAACCACTTCTCCAACAACAACTCCATCTTTAGTGACATTCTCATTAACAGTATAATTACCACTACCACTATTAAACATGGTTAATTTAACTTGATATGCTTGGTCTAGTTCTACTAAGTCTGCGTTTGTTCCAGTATCAAAATCTTCTCCACTGTATTCAAAGAGTTCACATTGCAATTTAAATACAAATAATTTACCTACTTGATAGAATGGATTCTCATGTTCTACGAATTTTATTTCGAACATTGAACCACTAAGAGGGAAGTGTATTAAATCACCTTCGTTAGGTCTTAGAGATGTTGCAAGGTTAGAGTCTAATGATATGAATCTTTCCCATGTTCGTAAAGATATGACAAAGGTTGCAGTATCCCTTACTTGTACACCGAACTTACTAAAGAGGTCACCCTCTCCTTCAAAGCCATCAGTATTTTCTATATACATCTCTACAGAATATGCATCACCGAATGTTGATTGCACATCTTCACCAAGGATAGAATCTTCCTCTACAATTTCTCTTGGTAGATAGAATGTTTCGTGTCCATACATTCTTAACGACTCAACAACTAAATCCTCATAAAGGTGTTGTTCAGTTGATACTGCATGGTTAAAAAATACATTTGTTGGCATAATTTATCCCATTAAGTCCATGACTGGCATTTCAAAATTCAGTCTTGACTCTTCTTCTAATCTTGTAATCTCTTCTTGTGCTTCTGTTTTAATTTGTTGTGCATCAAGTGTAACCCCGCCTGGAAGTGCGATACCTTGGAACTTAGATAGATTCTCACCCCACTGATACTTAACAAGTGCAGTTGCATACTTCTTAAGGAACATATCGTTATATATGTCTGTAAAGTCTACAGGGTCTATTTTTCTATAACATTCTATTATTATGTACTCTCCAGCAGTTAACTTTGCAGTAGTATAATCAATATACAATCTATTTTGATGAGAGTTGTATCGTATTGGTATCTGTCCGACTAACATATCGTTTATTAATTTTATATGTTGTTGAACTTGTGAGTAGTATAGTACACTTGTTGATGTTAAATCCCAAAGGTCATTTAGTCTCAACTGATACTGTATGTCAAACATACTAGATGTTTGTCCTGAATTAAATGGAAATATTCTTAGTACACTTAACACATGTTCGGGTAGTGTTACATAACTTTTACTCTCTTTGTAAGATTGATTTGAGATTGCCTGTGTTCCACTTGTAGAACCAGTAAGAGTGTCATCTGTTTTAAATGAATCAATTTCTTCTTGTGTGATTTGGTGTTTTAAATACGTCTTAATGGAACCATTGTAATGATATTCATGAAAGTATTGTAATGCCTCATCAATTCTGTCATCTAACTGGTCATCATCAACATTAATCTCTAATACTGGAGCTCCAAGTTTCCTCTTTATATAGTCTTTTAAGGTACTTTTTGATGTTGGTTCTGCCATAGTATTCCTGTAGTAAATTTGTGTCTACTACTATTTATATGAATTTAGAACCTATTCTTGGAAGTAAGTCTTAGATTGTAGACGGTCTATCTTCTCGTCTATCCTGTTCATAGTAGCGATTAGTCTTTCAGACACAATTTCCACTTCTTCACGAGTAACATATTCTTTTGCTAACTCTTCTCTTGTCTTATTGACAAGTATATCTATTCTCTTCTGTTCGGATAAAAGGTTTCTTATTAGGAATCCTAAAGGTGCTAACACGAATGTTATCATAAGGTTCCAAAGAAGGTGAGTGTCTATTACTATTTCCATACTACTATTTAGAATAGCTAGTCGGTTGAAAGGTCTCCATTGGGATGAACATTATAAACAAATTCATCATCATTGTAGTTTGGTATGTCACCACTATGACCACCTTCAGCAGGATATCTCATTTCTATATTAAATGATATTGAATATCTTTCTTTATCAGTTACATTTGGTTCTACCATATGCATAAGACCACTTGGAAAAAGTATGAGTTTACCACCTTTGGGTTCAAATCCTTTACTCGTTGCAGTTCTAGGTGAGTTTGGAAAATCTGCGACAACTTTAGGATGTGTATCAATCATTTCAATATGACCTTCATCTCCATCTGCTTTTATATAAAACACACCACTATACCAACAACCATTATGCAAGTGTGGTTTGTTCCATGCAAGATGGTCGTTAATATTTGCCCAAGAATTTCCTATATGCATATTTGCTTTGTTACGGTCTAATCCATGGAAAGGCCATATCTCATCATAAAACATAGTTTGTATTCTATTCATTAGTTTTTGGAATGCAGGATTAGATTCACAACCATCATGTGATTGCCAACCAGTGTATGCATTAGAAAGTCTTCTACCTTCGGGGTCTTTTCTTCTCATACCATCCATAGTATCAGTAAGAAGGTCTAAGTAATTTTGGTCTACACCTCTATTTGAATCTAAACTAGGGTCTAGTAAATCTCTCTCAAAGATATATGTTGGGAAAAGTAATCTAACTGCCATCGAAATCAAACTCCAATTGTGTTTCTTCTGAAACTTCTTTGTTGTGAAAAGGACACTCGGGTGGTGGATTCTCTTCTTTATAAAGTTTGCCTTTTGGTTTCCAATAACCCTGTCTACGGTATGCACCAAACTCTTTTACACTGTCTTCGTCAAATTCTACTAACTGACTCCACTCTTGCATAGATTTATTTGTAGAAACTGTTCTATCGAACTCTGATGTTCCTGTTCCACGATTATCAATCCAAGATTTATGTGTATTGACTTGATAGGAACCAACCCACTTCTCTCTTTTATATGGTATTATCTGACAAAGAGGAGTCCCTTTTGGTATTACAAATGAGTAATCTACTTTAGGATAAAAAATTATTTGTGCATTGTCCATACCCACATTAAAGTCGTCTGTATCTATGATACCTTGCCATGTTGCAAAATGATTATTCTGAAATAGGAATGGGTCTAGGTAAAAACAAGAATAGCCAGGTGGTGTTTTGATATTCCAAGGGTTTCTCATTTTAAATGCATCCTTAATTGGTTTACCACCACCTAAGTATTCAAATGCATCTAGTGTTTGTGTTGTTGGATGACTATTAGAATTGTAACCACCCCCATGTGGGTCAAAGGTTGCGAGAGTATCACTACCTCTATCGTCTCCACCAATTCCGTTTATAACATGTATATCTCTATTTGCCAATAGTATCCAACCACTCTTTAACCAATCATCCATGGCTGGACAGGCACGAATGGTCTGTTGAACCGTACCATTTACTAACTCACCTGCTTTTGCTTTCTTCCACCAATCAGGTGATATAGAACTTGCAAGGACTGGTTTAAAGTCTTTGAGTGTTTCTTTATTATATGTGTGAAATTCTATCGTTGGCATCAAAAAACTCTGATTGGTCTACTAATCTTACTTCGTCCCCTCTCAAGACTAGTGACCTTCTGTCTATGTATCTTGCTGATGGAGTAGGTGCATCTGCACCATGAGGTATTCTACCATCAAACATTATTAATCTATTTGGTTTAAATTCTATTTCTGCAATCTGATGGTTGTCAATATGTTCTTGTCTTCCATCTAAACCTTGTTGCATCTTATTATATAGTCGTAACTTACCACCCCAATTTTTGTTCCAAAACTTATTGGTGTAGTATAGGAATGAAAGGTTCCAATCATCTTCTTCTTGACAATCTGCATGGGTAGTTCCCTGCAATCCTTGTGTTTGTGAGTTTAAACCCATGTACTGAAATCGTTGCCACTTGAATCCAAATTCTGTTTGCAATCTTCTATTCATATAGTATGGAAAAAATGTATGAAGTTTATCCATATCCTTTTCCAACTCCATATCATTTCTATAGAATGTTGCACCCCAAAAACTATGATGTGGTAATCCTGTTGGACTTCCACTAGAAACTTGATTTGTTTTAGACCAAAGATTATGTCCAACTATATAGTCATCAAAATGGTGATGAAGTTCAGTTGCAAGATAGTTATCTAAAACATAAACATCTTTAAGTGGTAAGTCTTCTATTTTAAAGGGTTCATCTATATAGACAACCTTTATATCGTCATACATGACTTATCTTTCGTGGTCGGGTAATAAAGAAGCTTTTGGTAGTTGTACAACATACTCTTGTAATGGTTTAAGATAGTCTTCTCTAGTAGCGAAAATTTCATTTACAAGTTGGTCATATATTACATATTGTGAATCTGCAAATTCTAAAATTCTTCTTGCATTTGACCTATATGGATGGTTAGAACCCTCTCTACCAGCAAATGTTGCTTCTGATAAATCATCAAATCCATAGTTATCAGTAAACTCTGAAATGTTATTTTTAACTTCACCAATCAAGTCTTGTACATACTGATTGTTTAATGTGGTTCCAGCTGGTGGTTCAGAGTTATCTATGTAGTTTTCTATAATATCTTTTTCAGCACTAGTTATATCTCTTTTAATTTGGTCATCAAAACAGAGATTGTCATCCCATTTTTCAATTACAACTTCTATATCATCATATACAAGAACATCAAAATCGAATCCTAGTTCGGGTTGGTCTGTATTATCAAATTCATATTGTAAACCATTTGGTTTTCTTACTATTAGTTTTTGGTCTTCTGTGTAAATTAGTGCGTTCATACTGTTATTATACCTCAATTTTATGTATTTTACAAGCGGTTTTCATTTTTATTTTTTCCACTTTCTATAATCTTCTAAGTTATTTATGTGACTAGAATCCATGTCATCTATCCACGGGCCTCCTCTAGTGTAGTGAATACCAGTGTAATCCCATTTAACTTTAGGGTCGTCATATCCCTCAACAAATATGTATTTTTCGGGTATTGGACTTATCTTATCTGTCCACTCAAACTGATGTAACTGTTTTCCAGTCCAAGTGTTGACAACTTCGGGTGTTAGTTTCTTACAATCTTCATGTCCATTATTAAAAAACATCATTGAAGACCACAACTTACATGGATAGTCTATATTCACTTCTCCATCAAATTTAGTTTCATCATGTTTTATTTGTGGATATTTAATACATGCAACTGCATCATCAGGATTTAGATAGTAAAACATTGGTAGTATAGACTTGTTGAAAATAAAATCATCATCTATAAATAAACTAAATCCTTCATAGTTTTCTAAGTATGGGATTAAGAATCTACTATATGTGAATTCAGTAGATTGATTTGCATATTCTCTAGTATACTCGGAAATTTTAGACTTGTCAAGAAATTTAATTTCGGGTGTAAACTTATTATAGTTTACAAATCTACCACCACCGATAGACTTTTGAATAGAATGTAATAAAGATTCTTTACATATATCTTGTAGGTCGTTGTGCCTACTATCATATCCTATGTAAACATTCAAGGGTTTACCTTTAGAAAGTTTAGTAACTTTCTCACTATGTTCCCAAACATATTTTCTAAAATCTACATTACTAAAGTCTGCCTGAAATTCTATAGTACCCATTGTCCATATTGCAGAGAGACCTTTATACTTTGGTTTTCTAACTCCATTACATACTTTGTCTTGCCAATACTCTAAACATTCCTTGACTGTTATAGGTTCTACTGGTATAATATCATGAGAGTCCCACAATAATAATTCATTAGTTGGGTCTTCCATCTCTTCAAAACAACCTGAACGAACAGAGCCAGGATGTATCATTAATTGAACTTTATCACCCGTAGATTGAGTTACACCCTGTATGGGTGCCCAGAGTCCTTCTTCCATAATACTTTGAGTTAACCAATGTGCTTTTGCACTATGATAATACATAGAATTTAATGAAACTGGAAAATCTTCAGCTTCAAAATCACCTGTTTCTAACTCATCACCAACGTAATCTTTTATCTCTACTATTGTATCACCACTTGGTTCTGATACTGCAAATTTTGTAGAAGGCGCTCCATGTTCATTTATAGAACCTGATGTATAAACTTTTGGGAAGAATTTATGGTATGAATTTGCCTGAAATCTAAGACCTTGCCATCCAAGTAGTTCACCACTTTTTCTTAGTGGGTCTAAGTCTGACCATTTGCATTTTTTGAGTGGTGGCATATTCTCAAACATGTATTCAAGAATTTTAAAGAATTCCGACTCCTCATCTATATTAGATAAGTCATCTAGTGAACCCAAATGCCATTGGTCTAACTCTCTTCTTGTTCTATGAGTTAGTTCTGTAAATGACTCGGGTATCTCTAGGAATTCTTTTGTTTGCTCTAGGGTTTTTAGTTTATCCATAATATATCCTCTTACACTTATTTAGTGTTTAAGAAGATATAGGTGTTCCAGGCCACGTTTGTGATAAATTACCATCCCATCTAATAACAGGTGTTCTACCTTGTCTAGCATATGTGCCAGGTTGTCTATTTTGGTATGTAAACGGTGTTTGACCCTGTCTAGCATATGTGCCAGGTTGTCTATTTTGGTATGTAAACGGTGTTTGACCCTGTCTAGCATATGTGCCAGGTTGTCTATTCTGATAAGTGAATGGAGTCTGACCTTGTCTAGCATATGTGCCAGGTTGTCTATTTTGGTATGTAAACGGTGTTTGTGCATTAACTGGATTCTGATAGATACTAGGTTGTCTATTCTGATAAGTGAATGGAGTTTGTGCATTAACTGGATTCTGATAGGTACTAGGTTGTCTATTTTGGTATGTGAACGGTGTTCTACCTTGTCTTGCATAGGTGTTAGGTTGTCTATTCTGATAAGTGAATGGAGTCTGTCCTTGTCTTGCATAGGTGTTAGGTTGTCTGTTCTGATATGTAAACGGTGTTTGACCCTGTCTTGCATATGTTCCAGGCTGTCTGTTCTGATATGTAAATGGTGTTCTACCAGTTCTTTGATATGTACCAGGCTGTCTGTTACTATATGTAAATGGTACTCTGTAACTTACAGGGTTTCTGTATGTAAATGGTGACCTGTTACTATATGTAAATGGTACTCTGTAACTTACAGGGTTTCTGTATGTAAATGGTGACCTGTTCTGATAAGTGAACGGTAACTGATAACCTACTGGGTTTCTGTATGTAAATGGAGACCTTCTCTGATAAGTGAATGGTTGTCTAGCATTAGCAATATATGGAACCCTGTATGTAAATGGATTTCTATATGTAAATGGTTGTCTAGCATTCGCAATATATGGTACACGATAGGTAAATGGGTTTCTGTATGTAAATGGTTGTCTAGCATTCGCAATATATGGAACCCTGTATGTAAATGGGTTTCTGTATGTAAAAGGAGACCTTCCATTAGCGATATATGGCACACGATAGGTAAACGGCACCCTATATGTAAATGGTTGCCTAGCGTTTCCTATATTAGGTACTTGATAATTTCCTATTGCCATTTATATTTTTCCTATACTACTTCTATTAAAAGAGAACCGTAATGTCCTGTAAGAGTTCTCATATTATCAGGTACATCAATATCATCAGGATATGGAAGAACGTAAGACATTGAGATAATCTCGGTGATTATATTGTTTTCCACAATCTGTAAAAAGTTATTACAAGCCTCATCATCTACAGTAGTTCCTACCGTAAATTCACTTTCATTTACATTAACATCTACTTGATAGTCTACACCATCAATAGTTACCTCTTTTAGAGGATTACTCTTTCTATGTTTTATTCCGTTTTTTAAAAATGTTGTTGTTGCCATGTTATTTTCTCCTCATTATAAAATTGCTAAACTGTTTGGTGAACCACTAGGTGCGACATAAAAAGCAGCACCATTAATGTTTACTGTTTTGTAACAGTAAGTGTCGTTGTAAGGGTAGAATGTAAACCCTGCAAAAGGATAATCATTCTGACCAGCAGGGGTTATTACTCTAAATTTTGTTGCCGGTGAAGCAGGTAAACTAACATATGCACCACTTATATAGAACTGACCAAGGGTTACTGTACCATTTGGACTAGTGCCTGGTGTAAATATTGTAAATTGTTTCCCTGTATTCTCTGACCATGGTATAGTTGGGTTTTGAGGCCAGTTACCGTTAGTTCCCAACGGATTATTTCCTGTAGGAGCAAACGGAGATTGACCAAAGTCAAAACCATTTTTCAATGAACTATACCCATAGCCAGGGTAAATAGTAGCTGAAGTTGACGTGAATGGCCCAGCAACTAATGGGTCGGGATACGGATATGTACCTGGCGTTCTAAATGAATATGTAAATGGTGTCTGTCCATTTGCAGGATATCTTGCATTCGCAGGATATCTAGCACTGTAAGTAAAAGGTTGTCTAGCATTACTAGGTGATTGAGCATTCGCAGGATACCTAGCATTGTAAGTAAACGGTGATTGTGCGTTACTAGGTGATTGAGCATTCGCAGGATACCTAGCATTGTAAGTAAACGGTGATTGTGCGTTACTAGGACTCTGAGCGGCAGCAGGATACCTAGCATTGTAAGTAAACGGTGTTTGACCATTCGCAATAACTGGTTGTTGTGCAGATACTGGGTTTCTATAACCTCTTGGAGTTCTAGCATTCGCAATATACGGTTGTTGTGCAGATACTGGGTTTCTGTATCCTGCAGGTTGTCTAGCGTTAGCAATATATGGTTGTTGACCGTTTACAGGGTTTCTATATCCAGCAGGTTGTCTAGCGTTCGCAATATATGGGGTCTGACTGTTAGCAATATAAGGATATGGTTGCTGAGCGTTAGCGATATAAGGCGTTTGACTGTTTGCAATATACGGATAAGGTTGTTGTGCAGATGCAATATAAGGCGATTGACTATTCGCAATATATGGATACGGTTGTTGTGCATTCGCAATGTAAGGACTCTGACTATTAGCAATATACGGATAAGGTTGTTGTGCAGCTGCAATATATGGTGTTTGTGCATTTACTGGATTTCTGTATGTACTAGGTTGTCTTGCATTCGCAATATAAGGTGTCTGAGCGTTACTAGGATTTCTGTATGTACTAGGTTGTCTAGCATTTGCAATGTAAGGTGTCTGACTATTTGCAATGTACGGATATGGTTGCTGAGCATTTGCAATGTAAGGACTCTGACTGTTTGCTATGTACGGATATGGTTGTTGTGCATTTGCAATATATGGAGTCTGACTATTAGCAATATAAGGATACGGTTGTTGAGCGTTAGCGATATAAGGAGTTTGACTATTTGCAATATACGGATACGGTTGTTGAGTATTTTGTTGACCTGATGCATTATTCCACCCTGTAGGTGTTTTTACATATATTTGGTCTACAGCCTTCCACGTTGTAGAACCTGTTTTAACCCATCCACCTTGAGTTGAACTCCAACCCGAAGGTGTTTTTACCTTTTGTGACCCTGTTGCCATATTCTATATTACCTTATAAAGTTAAAAATTAAATACTCTTACTAAGAGTATAAAACCCATAAATCACCAACTGCACCATCACTACCTGTAGGAGATGAAGTTGATTGATATATGTTTCTCACATATCCACCCGAGTTCGAAGTGTTACTAGTTGTTATTGTTCCTAGTGTTGCATTAGAACCACTCTCATATTTAGTGTTTAAGGCAGTCTGTAGTCCGTCAACATTTGCAATTGTGTGATTATGCGAATCGTCTGCAACTGCAGCTGAAATTGTAATATTACCAGTTCCATCAAATGATGCAGAACCTGATAAGTCTCCACCCAATGCAATTGTTCTTGCAGTAGTTAACTTAGCAGCACTAGATGCAGTAGAAGCGTTTCCTGTTAATGAACCTTCAAAAGAAGATGCCTTAACATTATGTGAACCAAATGTCCATTCGTCTTCTGACTCGTCCCATGTCAATGAAACATTAGCAGAAGTTCCTCTTTCAACTTCAATACCTGAATCCTGTGAAGGTGTTCCAGTAACATCATTGTTAAGTGTAATGATATTATCAGATACATTAAGCGTTGCAGTGTTAACAGTTGTTGTAGTTCCGTTAACAGTCAAATCACCTGAAAGTGTAAGGTCTGCGAATTGAACATCACTAGTTGTTGAAACTGCCTGTCCAATACTAATTGCACCACCACTGAATCCAACACCAGTACCTGCACTTAAATGAGCACGAGTCTCAGCAGCACTTGGGCCTGTATATGTTATCACACCAGTACCACTGTTATATGCAAGTGAACCATCTCCACCTGAATCTGTTACTGATAGTTTACCTCTTACTTGTGAATCACTGATACCTGAATATGTGATTGCACCAGTTGAAGAGTTGTATGATAGCGAACCATCTCCAGCGTTATCTGTTACCGATATTAGTCCTCTTACTTCTGCATCTGTTCTTTCTGTGAATGAGAAAGCACCAGTTCCACTGTTGTATGATAAATCTCCACCAGCAGATAATAAACCTCTAATACTTCCATCTGATAAACCAGCAAGTGTAAGTGTTCCAGCAGTATCGTCATATGTAGAAGTGATGTTTGTTCCACCAACTACTAAACCATTTACGATATCTTCGATTTCTTCTTCAGTTTTTCCTGAAGTGTTAATTGTAAGTGTTCCAGCAGTGTCATCATATGATGTTGTTATGTTAGTACCACCAACCAATAATGCATTTACTCTGTCATCAACTCTTTCTGAAGTATGATATAAGTTACCATTTTCTGAAATATCACCAGTGTCTAGTGTTACTGAAGAACCTAATGCAGTTGAACTTCCGTTAACTGTTATTGTTGAGTTCGCAAGTTTATTATTTGCGATTGAACCTGCAAGTTTACTTTGATTGATTGAACCTGCCAACATAGCATTAGTAATACCTGATGCCTTAACCTGAACTGTATCTGTATCTATTTCTAATGAACTGTCATCAACATTTACGTTTAAAGTTACATCACCTGAAGTTCCACCACCAGTTAAACCAGTACCAGCAACTACGGATTCTATATCACCAGCATCATTTGTGAATGATATTACACCACTAGTAGAGTTATATGATAAATCACCACTAACACTAATCGCACTTCTTGCCCTTGCAGCAGTATGATAAAGGTTATTCGAACCTTCTGTAATTTCGTCTGAATTGTCTTTAGTAGCAACTTGAGCATCAACATATGCCTTTACGGATTGCTGTGATGGAAGTTTTGTAGCACTATCAGAGACCATGTTGTCTTCGTCTATTAATGCATTAGTAATTCTTGCATCTACTCTTGCAGATGTGTGATAAAGGTTAGTTGAACCTTCAGTGATTTCGTCTGTATTGTCTTTACCTGCAACTTGTGAGTCTACATATGCCTTTACGGATTGTTGTGAAGCAGCGTGAGATGCACTGTTTGATGTCATATCATCTTCATCTTTAAGGTCTAAGTTTACAGTAACAGCACCTGAAGTTCCACCACCAGTTAAACCTGTTCCAGCAACTACAGATTCTATATCACCTGCATCATTAGTAAATGATATTACACCAGTTGAACTATTGTATGATATATCACCACTTGCAGATAGAGCAGCTCTTGCTCTTGCATCTGTAAAGTAAAGATTGGAACCTTCTGTAATTTCGTCTGTATTGTCTTTACCTGCAACTTGTGAGTCAACGTATGCTTTTACTGACTGTTGACTTGGAAGTTTAGTAGCACTATTTGATGCCATATTATCTTCATCAACTAATGCATTTGTAATTCTAGCATCTGCTCTTGCATCTGTAAAGTAAAGGTTACTTGAACCTTCTGTTATTTCATCTGTATTGTCTTTTGTTAGAATACTTGCATCAACATAAGCTTTAATTGATTGTTGTGATGCAGCGTGAGATGCACTGTTCGAAGACATATCGTCTTCGTCTTTAAGGTCGATTGCAATGTCATCTGCGTTTACAGTAATACCTGTACCAGCACCAATGTTTAATGTTGCATCACCTGAAGTTGCAGTACCAGTTAAACCAGCACCAGCATTTACTCCTGTGATATCTCCAACATTACCTGTGATTGTTAATGTGTTAGCAGAATCATCATATGATAATCCAATACCAGCACCAGCAGTTAGTAACGAAGCAACTCTATCGTCAATAGTCTCACTACCAATAGCAGCACCAGTAATAGAACCACTAGAGTCTATAACCTCTACACCACCAACGGATAGACCATTTTTAATATTAAAATTCTTTTCTCCAGCCATTATAATGTCCCTCCATCAATCTGAACATTTGCCAGAGTTTTAGATGTAGATGCATCTGAAAGATGCGTATCTACTAATGAGTTTGCGTAGTACTTAGCGGAACCTTCTGCAAGATTATCAGTAGTTAAATCTGATATTGCAGCTGCAACTATCTTACCTGATGAATTGATTACTTCGGTGGTTCCAACACTGACTCCGTATTCTACTACAAATTTGTTTTGTGTTGCCATTTTTTCGTGTGTCCTATTTGAAAAATTACTTTATCTACA